GCGCCGTAGGCGTAACGCTGGAGAGACTAACGCGACCATCCCTCCCAGCGTCCGTAACTTCGGGGTAGAGTTAGAGTTCCACGGTTCCAGTTACGCGCTAGCAGAGGAGATGCGCGCCCTAGGGCTGGACTGCGAGGAGCAAAGCTACAATCACAATGTCAGCCGTAGCCTTTGGAAGATCGTGCCCGATGGTTCGGTGGATAGCGGAGCAGAACTAGTCTCGCCTATCCTGTCCGGTGAACGTGGCTTCGAGGCGCTGCGCAAGGCTAGCCAAGCACTACAAACGGCCGGATGCAGCGTCACAATAGACACAGGCTTTCACGTGCACCATGAGGTGCGCGACCTGACGGCCGTACAGTTCAAACGCTTTTGCATGTTGTGGCGTAGCTCGCAGGCGGCCATTGACTTACTTGTGTCTCCGTCACGTCGGCGTAACTCATACTGCAACCCGCTAACCGATCGGGATATACAGACCATTAACGGTCTGACCACCATGTCTCAATACGTGGCCGGTGACCACCTCCGAAACATTGACCGTTTCAAGTCATTGAACGTTCAAGCGTTTGGCCAGTATGGGACGGTAGAGATCAGGCAACACCAGGGCACCACGAACGCGGCCAAGATATGCGCATGGGTAGCGTTCGGTCAGGCAATGATTGCCTACGCCCGAGACAACGACACTCCGTTCGGTCTAGCCGACACACCAGCATACGAAAGCGTGTGCCAGCTGCTAACCAACTTGCCGCTAGAGGAAGCTACCCGGACGTTCCTGACCGAGCGTGCGACCTTCTTTCAAGGCCAGACAGGCAATGATCCCGAGGAGGAAGACGGCGAGGCTCGCCGCGACGCATACGCCGATAGCTGGGACGAGAGCGATGACGACTACGATCCCGAGCCGTTACTAGACACCTACGATTCACAGAGCATGTTCTGAGGAGAGACCAGCATGACTAACCAACGTCCACGCATTATGGTCCTAGAAGGACTTAGTGGTGCCGTCGACTGTGTGTATGAGGCAGGCGGTACGCCCGTCGAATTCGCGCCCTACAGTCTCGACGTGATCAAGAAAGAATTCCAGAGCCAGCGGGTAGACGGACTAGTCCTCACCGGAGGTGGGGACGTCGACCCGTCACACTACGGCGAGGGGAAGGCTCGCCATGTCCAGACTTACGGAGTAAACCAGCTACGGGACGTCGTAGAGTTTGCCGCCCTACGCATGGCGCGTAAGCACAATGTGCCCGTGTTGGGTATCTGCCGAGGCGCGCAAGTGATCAACGTCGAATCTGGCGGGTCTCTGTGGCAGAACATCACGGACAACCATCGCACTAGCTCGGCGCATAAGTGCGGCAACCTACCGGTGAACATCCGACAGGGTAGCTACCTACAGGAGGCTGTGGGAGGCAGACGCCGAGCGGCTGACACTATCCATCTACACCACCAGGCGGTTAGGCGCGTAGGGCGCGGACTGAGAGCCAGCGCGCATCACCGTGACGGAACTATCGAGGCTATCGAAAGCATCACGGGCCGCTGGGTTGTCGGGGTACAGTTTCATCCCGAGATGGCACGGGACGGGGCACCCGAGATCGGACTGTTTCGTCAGCTAGTCCTCCACGCTGCGGCCGATGCCGGTCTACCCGTGCCCGAGGAGCGCGAGGCTAAGGCATACGCCTACACGTCGTATACCCCCGGCAATCATTACGAATGGCCGGGCGTCATGGGACGGGAGCGTTCATACGAAGACTCGTATGACGCCTATGGCGAAGACTGGGAGCGTGCCTATACTCCGGTAGCGCCAGGATCGCACCGTAGCGACTACACCGAGGTGTCGTGGGATGATCACTATTGGTGCCATATCTGCCGTATGGACTTCGACTATCAAAACGACTACGTCGACCACATGGGAGTCATCCACTCAATGCGCGTAGCGCTGCTACCTGATCGGGGCAGCGAGGACTCTCGCGCGGCAGTGCTAACCCGTATGCCGACTGCGAGCAACGACTACAATCCGGACGATGATGACAACGTCATTGAGCAAGTGCAGCGCGAGCGGCTAGCTATTACGGTCGGCGCTACGTCCGGGCATAAGGTGGGCTAGTCATGAGTCTACGACTAGAGGAGGAGAATGGTGGCGCGTTATGCGCCACCTACTCATACGAGGACGCGGACCGCCTATGGTTCGCGGAACCAGGATCGCTGGAGGCAAGCGAGGCTAAGCGTATATGTATGGCCTGTCCGTTGTACTTCCCGTGCCAGACTTACGCGCTAGAGGAAGGCGTGACAGACGGGGTATGGGGAGGCATGGACAAGGATGACCGTTACCGCATTTGGTACCGGGGTAAGGGCATGCCGACGACGTTCATGGATGACATCCAACGAGCATTCAACGGCATGACACGAGACGGGCCGCGCGCAGCACGCGCGCACCCGATGACGGGAGGGTCGTGATGGACCTATACGCGCCGTGGGCGGTAACACCCTGGCAGGCGATACTCGGGATAGCCGTGCTGTTGCTCGTGTGCCTAGCGGGCAACGTGGCGGCATGGGGACCGACTCTTGAGAGGTGGGAACGTGAGGTCTGTGGCACTAGCACTGGCGACGATGACGCTGCTACTGGGATCAGTTAGCGGCAACGTGTCACGCTCGTATGACGAGTGCAGACACCTACCGGGCGCGGCAGCGTATGACGCTGGCGACCCGCAATGGTGGCCAGTGTGCCACGAAGGGACGAGACCGTGATGGAAGTTACTTACGACATCAAGCTAGGCGAGCCGGATTGGGATAGCACCATGCGTGTTAAGGGAACGGTAGGCATGCGCACCGCTCCTATAGATATCGAGTTTGACATGGCTGTGGGTGAAGTAAAACTTACGCCCGAGGCAGCGCGTGATCTATACAACGCGTTAGGTACAATCCTGAGTAGTCACTGAGGATTCTCGATCCGTGGTATACTGGAGGTAGTGCGTAGCACTGCCACTCCGGTAACTATAGGAGGCACTGTGGAACCCAGACTAGAGACTCTAGCCTGTCAGAACGGCTACCATGCCAAGTGTAAGGGTCTAGTCGTCAATTGGAGAATTGGAGTGCGGCACGCCGCGTGCGAGTGCTCGTGTCACCACCGGAGAGAGGACAGGAGTGACAGTAACTAGGTCGGCGCTATGGTGGACGTTCCAGGCCACTCTACCGCACTGTAAGGACACCTTAGGGCTGTCCACCAGCGATGACAAGCTGTGGACATGGGGCACCGATGGTTACACCATCGGCATATCCCGAGCCGATGATCCCGATCAGGAACCGTGTGAGGTGGTCCTTACCCATAAGGTGGCCCTGGACGTCATGCGCTGGCTACGGCCAGCGCGTAAGGCGGAACATGCGCAGGAAGTCCAGCTAATTGTGCGCGGCGAGGAGTTCCACCTAGGTGCGTATGACGTAAGCCAACTACCGGGCGAGCTTGTAGATTCTGCTGTGTTTGCGTACGACTGGCACGACCCGGATGATGGAGTAACGCCTGCCCCTGTTAGACTTGACTACTTACGCGAGCATGTAGCGAAGATATCTAGGCAGCGCGTAGAAATGTCACAGATGGTCTATCAAGGGCCGCTACTAGCCCGCTTCGACAAGGCCACCCGTAGCACTATGGACCGTGTGCGATTCTATCCGCGTAGACTGGACGATCGCCACGGTGCGGCGATTGTGACCGTAGGGCCTGACTTCCTGGGTGCCATCTCTGCACTTACGTATGACGATGTAGAACCAATGGAAAGCTGGATAGATGAACACTGAAGAATACGCGCTACATGCACAGATTGCTACCCTCAAAGCATCGGTCGCGCTGCGCGACAAATGGCTACAACGGTTTAATACGGTGATAGAAAACTATCGCCACCGAGCCATCGTCGCCGAGACGGAGCTACTAAGAAGGGATAAGGCAAGTGACACCGATAGAGATACCGCTAGGGCGTAAGTACCGCAGCGCACATCACGGGCGACATACATCCAAGCATAACGATGACACTCGCTATCGCAACAAGCGGCGTAAGATAGGACAGCAGGCGCACGAGCTACGCTACGGGCCGCCCACGCTCAAGTATCTGGAAATGGGTGTAACCGGCAAGAAGCGAATGAGATTGGCTGGAATGCAGTATGTCGACCGCAGAGTATCAAGCTAAGTGGCGTAGATGGTACAAGCATAAGGGTAACCGCATGGTGGACGCCGAGTATTCTCGACGTCGCTTGCAGGCTATGCAGTGCATGGGTTGGTCCAGGAGCGCAATAGCCCAGGCTACCGGCATAGACAAGGGTGAATTGTATCACCTGATGAACGTGTACAAAGTCATAAACGTTGACCGACTGCGCGCGGTTGATCGCGCCTATCGGCAGATGGCTTACACGCGTCCAGTACCACGCAATAACATCGAAGCAGGCTTGATCAAGAAAACCCTAGCGCATGCTCGGGCCATGCATTACGTCCCGGCTATGGCTTGGGATGACATCGACAACTTACGAGAAAAGCCTAAGGGCGTGCGTACCGGAAAGCCTTCCGATAGTCGCCTATCGAGACCATTTAGGAGAGACTGATGCCGTACGATATACTGCCCGGCGACGTCCGCAAAGCCGCAGTCGACGCGCTCTACAAGGCACGGAACGACGGCAAAGTTATGGACAAGGCTGCCGAGGAAGTGGCCAAGGCTGTCATTCGGGTACTGACAGGTGGCAACAATGCCTAACCAGCGAGTAGATAGCTACGTTGAGGACTTACGCGATATCGCCGCGTGGATCATCGCTCATCATCATGCGCGTGCTAACGGTGCGTATAGACTGGAGGAGATAGCTCGCTATCTGCAAACCCAGGAGCAACGCATTGATGATCTACGTGCGAGCGAGCGCTCGCTAGAGAATGATGTTGAATGGAACAGGTGGCATTAATGCCTGATGTAACGGCGTGTCATAAACGACGATATCGTGACCGTGTAGCCGCAACGCTCGCTCTAGCCACAGCCAAGCGAAAGCATGAGCGTAGGCTGCGTAACGAGGTACGTGCGTACTACTGTGCTGGCTGTCGCTGCTGGCACTTAACCAGCCTGGGGCGCAATAGAGATGCCGTCCGATAAAGCACAAGAAGCCGCACGCGCCGATGAGCGCGTGCGGTGTGCTTTTCAGGACGAGAACGCCTACTGGCGCACTTATGAAAATAGAAGGCGTGCGGTAGCTGACCGAGCTATACTGGCAGATCAAACTCGCTGGCTCGAACACCTGCAAGAAACGCCGCCCACTCAGGGTGAGTGAACTTTAGGATAGCTCCGTCCGGGTCTTTGGTATCACGGACTAATACGCGTCTGGGCCTGATGTTCACTTCTACGCAAGCGCCGTTTCCGCTTACTGTTGCTTTACGCCACATCTTATTCTCCTTGTTTAGCGGCTAGCATTTCTTTCTGTCCTTCGGCCAAGGTGATCGTATGCGCGCATACCTGACGGCGCAGCTGATTCTCCAGAACGTCATCACGACGTGCCCGTGGTAATGGCACGAAGCGTAAGTTAACTTGAGCGGAAGGCGCGCCACCGAGTTCCAATGGAATGATATGATCATCTTCATACCCTCGCTTAGTGGGCAGGCCCTTCGGCCGGACGGTAGCCGTCCAGCCTTTCACGCAGATGGTTTGATGGATGGTGGCCTGCGTGACCACTGGGTTGAGCATCGCAGATGCCACTTTGCTGGGGCTACGTTGCCCCAGCGAAGGACTAGTCCGCCCAGTTGTGCACCCCAATAAGGTCGGGGACACCAGAATGCTCAGAATCGCTATCGTAAGAAATTTTCTGAGCATTGGTCCTCTTCTCTAATAGTTCCTTACGGCAGTCATCCGAACACCAACCATGCCCACGGAAAATCTGCGTAATTACCTCAGCGCCGCAGTTCATACACTTATTGGTGTTGTAGAACGGGATTATGTAGCGGGTGTCCATTGGCTTGCTCCTGGCAGGATGTTACGGTCGTCAATATACGCCGCATAGAGCGGCTTACCTAGCTGAATCTCGCGGTAAGGAACACGGTGCAGCTTCAACCAGGCTTCTACCATTTCGTAGTCGGACCACGGCCGACTACTGTGAATGATGATCTTATATCCTTTACGCACGGCTTCATGGAGCTTAACCCAATTAACCTTGATAGGTTTCCCGATACCCTCTTCCGGGTAGACGCTCTCGGCGAGCGTCCCGTCTAGATCGACGCCGATCCAGAGTAGATCATCCCTAGGTGGTATGTAGAAAGTCACGCCCAACCTTCCCACTCGATATCATATTGACGTAGAGATTCCTCTGTTACTCCCTCAGACTGACGCGCCGACTCTCGGCAGTCCTCGCACCGACTGTACCGCCAGTCGGGATCTAGTTCTTCGTAGCAGACATCACAGAGTCGCACCGTTTCGTTAAACGGATTCATGGAAGTACCCCGCATGCATATCCATCTGACGAAGCTCTTCCTGCTGTTCTGCAGGCGTAAGTGATACCCAATAGTCTATCCATCCGCGACAGGCGTTACAGAGCATCTGGTTGGTGCGCTCATAGAGCACGTCTGTATTGTTGAAACAGATTTCACAGGTGTTCACAACGCCGCCAAATGCGCTTTAGCTGCTTCGAGACCAGCCACCCAACCCTCGTGCTTACCTTGCAGATATTTAGCCAGCAGGGTCGCCTCGGTGGTTCGGTAGCCCTCTTTGTAGCCATCCTCATACCCCACGTAATAATCACCGCTGAACATGGCTGGCTGCACGCCTTCGGTCGGTTCGGACATTACTGGTCCTTTGTTAGATATTGAGCGTGAGCATTGGTGATGACGTGACGTCGCCCGATGTACGGGCGAGAACCGCCAAGTTCATTCAGCAATAAGCTTAAAGCTTCCTCGTCGGACGGATTTTTTCGCAAAATATTTTTCGCCCATGTTGGAATTTTCTCCAGCCCAGAGCGAACGTCAACAACCATTACCAGCAGGTTGTTGCCCTCCTGCGGTGGGCGAGTCCGCTTGGTGTAGCTGTTCTGCTCAGCGTCGCTTTCGTCACCAGTAAATGTTTCATCGAAGGCTAGCGGTATTAAATCTTCAAGAAGCGCCGATGAATACCACTGTACGTCTTCGATAGCGTAGCCGCTCCGGTCTGCTTTCTCCCGCTCGGCATAACCACGTGATACGTCAAGCATAGAGAAAAATATACGCGTGGTTTGCTGTGGGTTGGAACGTAGCCACTTGCGGACCTTTTTCTCCCCACCGGAGACCAGCCAAAGTCGAATCTCTTGGCACGCGTCCTCATATTCGACACCCCATTCGCGGTACTTGCGTGCCGTCCAGCTGGCCGCTCTGGCAACGAACAGTTCCATATCGGAGTACGTGTAATGTTTTCTGGCTTTCTCTGGCATGGCTACTCCAATATGGTAGGTATCATCTCCTAGCGGTCTGAATCACTGGCACACCTGCCGCTATAGCTAAGTCTACCATATTCTGCGTCCCCTTGCCTCCGGGAAAAGCCATAACTTCGTCCGGGTTGAACGAGGAGAGCATATCCTGATTGCGATAGACCCCGGCCGTAGGACAATAAGTAGTCGTGAGTCCCTGATGCGAACGCCGATGATTAGGAGCGCAGGCTTCACGGCAAGGTCCATTCCAGTTGGCATTGACGGTGGCTAGAATAATATCTGGGTGCCGTAGACCCCACAGTCTGATCCAGGTGTCCGCTCCCGGTGCCCCACCCTCCACCAGCGTGGTGATATTGAACTCCCGGTGGTACAGGTCCAGGCGGTGGAACACATACGCCTGATCGGTGTAGTCACGACCACCGCAACCTAGCAGAATCATCCGATACTCCCAATCTTAACCAAAGCCTCTGCCTTGCTGCCGGTGCCCCAGGCACCGCAGCTACCACAATGATAGCGCGGATACTTACCCCGCTGCGTATACCTGTGCCCCTCGCGGACAAGCTTCGTGCTTCCGCAGTGGCTGCAGGCATCCGGTAGGATGCCAACCTCGTCCGAATAAAGGTTGACGTTCGGATGGTTTTTGATCCATGGCTTCACCCGTAAGTATAGTTTCTCTTCTATGCGTACGTCACGCATGCAGTACCGCATCATCTTAGCCCAGGCTACAACGTCGCCCGCCATGGCCTTGAGCCATGTCTCCATCTCCACGTGGCCCTTCGCGGGAAGGCCCACCTCTGGCAGGATGTAGGCTAACTTATTAGACGTGAATCTGAAACGGTTGCGCATGACGCGCAGTAAGTCAATCTCCTGGAACGGAGCAGGCGGTGAATATCCGGCGACCCAAAGCTCCCGCCGAAGGTGGGGGACGTCGAAGGATGTTCCATTGTAGTGTACGAGGATATCCGCTTCGCTAAGTAGTGAGTGCGCGGCGTCAAGCATCTCTCTTGTGCTCTGATGGTATTCAGAGAAGAACATAACATCGCGTTCCCCTAACCACTTCGCCGCAAAACAACAAACCCTGGCGGACTCCATAAGAGCCGCCAGGGAGACGTTCTGTTTGAATAGCCCATAGATAGCACCGACATTAGGGAACAGTTCGATATCTATCGTGAGTATCTTAGGGCCATTCATTATACTCATTTCTTTTTCTTACCGAAGAAGCCCTTCTTCTTTGGCTCTGGCTTAGGCCAGATCTTCATACCTTTTTCTTGATACGGCTCTTCTCTGCGGGAGTCAGTAACAGTATACCACTTAGTCCGCTTGGACGGCCTACCTTTAGGCACTGTCTAAACTCTCCGGGTCGTCAGCGAAGTCCTCGCAAGCTTCCCATCCCGACATGAAGAACACTTTAATCAGGGCTACGAATGCTTCATCTTTTCTGTATTCGGGATCAACTCTGTACTGTATGAACCTGTCGAATGCCCTCTCTCCAGGAGTACGGCCCAGCTTCGCCAGGTCAACCACGTCAGGCATCACATACCTCACACTTCACTTCTAGATGCAGTCGATCGTAACCTTCTTCGAACCTATTCGTACCGGTCCAGACAGCTTCATGTCCTTCCGGACACTTAGCATTATACTGCATCGTGGTGTAATGATGGTTCAGGTATGCACCAGTGTAGTAGTTACGGGTGGACGGTGCGAGTGACGAGGGGTCCCTGACTCCCCATCCGTAGAACACTGGTGCTATACCCGTCATCTTACTCCTCAATACCAGTTAACGGCGAGTTCGTGAGCCCAAGCTCCGCAAGGACTCCCGTAAACACCTGCAATGTATCCCAATCCCCAGACGATCTGGGTACGTGGATTAGTTTGCCAATCTGCTCCAGCTGACGCCATCTTACTACCCGGCAGTGACTGGGGAATTCCGTAAGCACCACTTGGGTTGTAAGCGTAAACGTTCCACCCGGACTCATGTTCCCAAAGCTGATCGAGACAGGACCACTGCCCTGCGGCGACCATGGATTCTGCGATACTGCGAGGGTCCCCCCCGCTATAGGCAGGTACAGGGACAGGCTGTAGCACGGCTGGCGGTGCGGGCTGACTAGGGTTAGATACTGTAGCTGCCGGTACAGGTGTTGGTGCAGGCGGTGGCGGCGGAGGTGGTGTGACATATTTACCTACCGAGACAACCTTTACCGTTGGTTTGACAACCGTATGCACAATGTGCTCACGCTTGTCTATGTGTCCAGTGGTGTAATGGACCAGAAAAGCATCCTTGATGTAACCTGGCTTGCCCGGCGTGACTATCTTCGTATGGTTGATAGCCAAACTGTAGTCAGGTTTTAGAACGGTTTTTACTGGGAGAATTTTTTTGAAGGTCTCAACATTTTTGTAGTGTACGACGGGCGGGAGTAAAAGATTCCCCGTCCAGGCGACTGGCTTGTAAGGAACATTAAGAGAGTAAGAACTTCCCCCGACCAGTACACCAACCATCAGCAGGATGCCGATCACCCAAACGATCGCCAGCCTGCGGAGGCTGGTACCCATTACGCTCCAGAGAAATGATCGTAAGTCGTAACTTCGTCCTTACGCTCCACCGGGGCACCTTGCACTGGACGCTGCTCGACGTCACTCACCTTAAAACCCTTAAGGGGGCGGACATCGGTGTGAGAGATTGGTGCGGTCGTGGTGTCAGTGCCACCGCCGACGTTAGCCACGTAAACGACAAGGTTGTTGGGCTCATCCCACGTCACGATCGTGGCGACTAGGCCACGATTGACCACAACCTCATCACCAACGGCAAACTGTGGTTTGCCTTCCTGTACCGGCGCGTCGGTGACGCGAGTCTGCTCGTCCTCGCTCTTGACTGCCTTCTTTTCCTCGGTCATTCTGTGATCCTTTCGAGAAATTCGTAAACCCCTCGGTCTACGATGTAGGAGTTGGCATCCAATCCATCTCCTAATTGTACCACCCTGGCGGTGTTCCCAATCGACTGGGCCACGGCCTTCGCTGCATCCTTGCCAGGCTGGTCACCGTCCGCGATGACGATAACCTCCGGGATACCCTCGAAGCACAACGGCCAATATTCGTTGCCGTTGCTGGTCCAGGTGGACGCACCTGGATAGCCGACAGCTGGGATGTCACACAGGGCTTCGACGCTGATCGCGTCAAGTTCACCTTCGGTGATGACTACTACGTCCGTGGCACGGATGAGCGTTTGGGCGTTGTACAGCTGGTGCTTGACCCCCGGCTCGTAAAGGTACTTCTTACAGTTCAACCCCTCCTCCTTGTGATCACCGTGGGACAGGTTGACGCAACCATACTTGAACCCGACAACCCCGCTAGGGGTGAGGTACGGGATCGACAGTCTATGGATGAACTCACCCTCGGTGACGCAACCTAGACGGAAGACGTCTGCTATCTCTTTCGAGATGCCACGCATCTCTAAGTAGGGAACCACTTCGATCACGTTCTGATAGTACAGCCAAGAGCGGTCCGTGAGGACCGCCTTGCGTTCGTCGGTCAAGACCACATTAGCTCCCTTGCGAACAACTCGGAACGGCGGGGTCTCTTGCTCTCACTTACCCTACCACCCCCAAGATCATGCAGACGGGTCACAGTCTCAGAGTGATCCAACCGAAGCTGCTGCTTCAGCAGGCTGTAGGAGTTCCCACGGACGCCACAGGCCATGCAGCTGAAGGCGTTCGCTTGGTGATTTACGCTCGCGCTCTTGATGTGGTCCTCGTGAAAGGGGCAGTGCATCCGGACCCAGCCATGGCCCGAAGGGATAGCCATGTCCGTAAACATTGAAAGAACTTCGTCTATTGAGCATTCACTCTTCGTCTCTGCTGGCATGGTAAAGGGACGTCTCGACTTGCTCACGGAATGTTTCAAGGATCACCCTCCAGTCCGCTCCGATAATCTCGGAGATATCATACAGAGACTTGGCGTACAGGCTGATCGCAGTGTGTGCCGTGTACTGGTCCGACACCTTCATTACGTCAACAATAGTAGGAGCGTCCTGATCGAGAATGGCCTTGACTCCTGTTAAGACAAGACCCTCGGCTTCCAGGGACTCAAGTAGAGTCTTGTTCTGGCAGACGGGGCACAGTTCGGGGTCAAGTTCCGATAGCAGGTTCTTTTTGCTGTTGTCGTCCTCAAACTCGTCCATGTTAATCGTCGGTGGCTTGATCATATCTTTTCCTCTCAGGCGGTAGCAGATTAGCCTTCCTGAGAATAATTATAGCATCAGACAGGGTAATTGCCACGACCCAATCATCTATTCGTTTCTCGCCGTAGCCGTTCGGCCGCCAAAAAACTAGCGGAAATTTTTTAGGACCTGCATTCTTTTTTGCCTGCCTGAGGGCGGGTAGCAGCTTATCGCTGCCACCGGTCTTCACTTCTATAGATAAATCCTTGACGTGCAGGATGTCTTCGCCGGGCAGGCTAGCTGCGCGGGACTCTGCATTAGTGACACCGTGTTTACGTAGAAGATCAGCCACCATAACCTGGGTGGCTCTCCCACGGAAGACACGGCTACGACTCATTAGCCAGGCACCCGGAGCAGTCTACCTTCACGAAGCACCCAAGCGGTTACGTTACCGAAGCCGTCAGTCTCGCGGGACTGCACCTTCTCACCGGGCCAGCCGGTGCTGGTGTGACAGTCGTCTTTCCACTCGTCATAAGTCCAATCGTCTGTCATTTCTCCGCCACCTCCTGGAGAACGCTGCCACTGTCCACGCTAAGCCCTTTTAATCCTCATATATATAAGGGGATTCTCTGTCGATTTATAGCTACCCTAGTCCGGGTATAGGGGGACCGTTTTTGAGGCAGTTAGCGTGGACAATTGACGATCTCTGTAAGCTCGCTTCTTGCACATCTCGGAACAGTATTTTGCACTCTTTCGTCCAGCTTGGAACTCTTTGTTACATACCTGGCACTCTAGGGTAAGAACCCCCCCGAGGGAGACGGACTTGCCTGACGGCTGCGCCTCCTGTATCCTCACCTTACAAGTACAGTAGCCAAAACGTACGTTACAGGCCAGGGAATGCTTCATGGTCTACTCAGGTCAGGGGTAGGGAAGGCGGCTACGAACGTAGAGTTACGGACGCCATCTCGGTAGCCGTCGCGATAGACGCGGTCCAGGGCCTCCCGGCATTCTGCCAAGTTCTGCAAGGCTATAGCGAGTTCCTTCTCCGCTGAATTCGCCCTCTGGATTTCCTTCAGTAGTCTCTCGCTGTCCACCTGATTGGGCATTTAGCTCATTCCTTATGATGCCTAGAAGATGCTGTTCGTGCTCTTCCTGGAGTCTACGCCACGCCAAGGGACACTCGGACTGAGATCTCGGAGGGCGCACGCTGGACAAAAGTCTTTCTTGCCACTCCATGTAGCTTTGTTCAGACATATTGCTCTCGGGCATTAGATTTGAAAACCTCCGATCGTGGCCTTCGGATAGTCCATCCCAAGGTTAACCACATGTCCGGCACGGCCGGACCTATTCTTCGCCACATGCATGTTGATGTAACGGTTGTCGTTAGCGAAGTTCAAACCTAGCACAAGCTCCGGAATCTTGCCGATGTTACCGAGCAGATCAGCCATGCCGATCTGATACAAGCCGGACTCTTTCGCGCCCTTCACATGATGGCAAGCCAGAACGTGAGTATTGGTGAGACGTGCCATGGTTTGCAGATCACGACAGATACCACGTAGTTCAGCGTACTCATTCTCCGGTTCGGTCGTGGTGTTGGCTAGGTTGTCTATCACCACCAACTGTGGATACATACCACGCAAGGCAGCGTTGGCTTGCAGACGCTTCCAAACAAAATCCATGTTGATGTCCGACTGATAACACCAGTCGACGTGGTCGGCTCGGAGCAGCCGATCAGTGAAAAAAACTTTCCAATTCTCTTCGCTGTAAGTGGCTTCCACCTGATCCAACGGATAGCCACTCAGGATGGAGCAAGCACGATAACGGACCGTGGCCTCGTCAGTGTCGGCGGAAAAGTATAGAGTCGGAACCTTTGTACGAATAGCTATATTAGTGGCAAGCAGGCTCTTACCCACTCCGGGGGCAGAGGCAACAAGGCTGAACTGTCCCTGACGGAGACGAACGTCTGTTCTATCGAACACTTCGTTCCGTAAGGGGAGGGGCTGCGCGATGTGCGCAGCCCTTCTCCGGTTGATCGACAGTAGCGGCATCTACATCAGGGCATTCAGTGCGTCCCAAGCAGCGTCAACCGCTGCCTGGCGAGAGGCTAGCTGATCGGCAGCTACTGCTGCCTGCGCCCTGGCGTTGTCGTTCAGGTTCTTCGCCGCATGAAGGTTGGCCATCGCCTGCCTCAACGCCGCGAAGGCATCATCGACGGCGGCCATCAGGCGTTCACCGCGCGGCAGCGACCCTGGACATCCGGAGACCACGGGATCGAGCACTCCCAGCGACGCCATGGACGGCCTCGGGCCATGCTGTCCCGGTAGACACGCTGACCATGCTGGCAGTTACCGGGGTAGGTGACGCCAGGAGGGTTGACAGCTGCCTGCTGGACAGCCTGCTCATTGTGTGGGCCAGGTTGCGGGGAGGAGTTGGTTGGTACGTTACGGGGTTCGTTGACAACAGTAGTTGCTCCTACACTGGCGTTGATGTCGCGCACCGCGCGAGCAGAGTCGAGAGCGTCCGAGAACGCACCTTGAGCGGCTTCCTTTAGGAAGACTTCCGCAGTGCTTTCCTCGCCATCGAAAACCGTTACGAAGTTACTCCGTAAGTCTTCGTACGTGTCGGCTCGAACAGTGAACGACGTCTCGCCGAAGCGACCGCTGACGGTGTAGACCGGATCTTGCATGGTTTTACTCCCTTTCCTGGGTGTGTCTAACCATCATACCACAGCCTGTGCGAAGATGCAGCTGTCGCTGACAGAGCAGTGGAAGCACTCTTCCCCCGGATGAGGAATGTAGATCTCTGCCTGCAAGGCACGGTCAAGATCCTCGTAGACCTTGGACAGCTTGGCCCACGTCCAGTGGGACAGGTTCAGCGGAGCGGACAGCTTCGCTTCACCTGCCTTGAGGTTGTAGATGTAAAAACCCCACCGACAAGACAGGTTGTAAGGTTCTGTGCTCAACGCCAGGCCGTACAAACCAAGCTGTTCGTCAGTCTGCGGCAATCGACCGGACTTGATATCCATCGGGAAGTATTGATCCTCCCACTGGAATACACGGTCAACGTGGCCGTGAATGGTAAGCCCACTCGCAAGCTGAATATTGAATGGAACCTCGATGGCTTGACCACGGCCCGTAAAGGTTAACAGCTTGAAATCCTGGTTGTCACGACGCCAATTAAAATAAGCCTCAATTGACTGGGGAATCCCAGTCGTCCGATACCACTCCACGCTCTGTCGGCCGTAGACTTTGTACCGGTCAGACTCGTAGCCTCTAGCACCCCAGTAGGCCAGCTGAGCAGCTAGCTCATCTCTTGCTATCTCCTGGGCAGCGACGTGGTTCTCTACAGTCAGCGCATCCTGTCGGTCCAGCCACTCGGTGGCTGTGTGCACCACAGTGCCAGCAACTGCCGCAGCGCCGGGACGCTGTGGAGCATGTTCAATGCGCTCAAGCCTAAACTGTTCACCGCATCGGCGGTAGCAGTTCAGCTGGCTGTAGCTGCGGTGGTGATCAACTTCGGTAGGTTCAGTCATGCCCCTAGTGTACCACGGACGGTATGGTACAGTTATCCCAGCAGCGTTAAGACGCAGGCTAAGAGTCCCGCTCGGAGAGATCGAGTACGGGCTTGGCTAGCTCCCCTGGCGTGGTGGTTGCAAAGGTGGGATAACCCACCGGGAAAAACTGAGGCAAGCATAAGTCAGGTGCGTCCTGGCGACGGTCTCTCGGGTTTTAAGATCACCCGGCTCGGTGGGGATGGCTACTGCTCTGAGGAGAGAATTTATGGCTAGAGATGACTACAAACAGTTCGCTTGGGACAATGATCGTAACCTGGACAGGGTTACGGCTAAGACGAGGAGTAAACTAGCCAACGCACAGGCTGCCGTGATCAAACAGATGGAAAAAGAGAAGAAGAGAGATGGGCGACGTAAGTGAATCTCTGTTACGAGACGCTTGACCTTACGGACGTTGAGCACGGCCAGGAGGACCTAGTCCTCCGATGCTCCCAGGTGAAGAACCATCAGGGCAGTCATCGGGCTGTGGTATACTGGCCTCAGACGTGGAAGACGCAGGAGGACGCGGATGTCGAAGAGAGTGCCAACCTTGCAGCAGCAGGCAGCAAGGGCTAGGTTTACCCGTGAGGCTCGGCAAGAAGCGACACGTCGAGAGGAAAGAGAGAAGTCTTCCATAGAAGCTTTTCGTTACGCCAAGGCTGTCAGAGATTCGAGGCGGAAGTGACCACCTGGAATGACATTCTAGCCTTCGTCTTCGGAGGAATTCTATTCCTCTGTCTCGTTTGGATCGGTGTACACGTCTACGCGTTGGTCCTAGTTGGCTGGTATGCAGCCAAAGAAATTGCCAAGAGACGGAAAGGAATCCGTACATGAAACGTAAACGACTCTACCAAAGGCTAGCAGTATTATTGCTAGCTGTGGTTGCCGCACTGGGCTTGGCGTTCACCAACTCGGCAACATCGAGCGCCACGATCCAGGGATACGGCACGACTACATCATTCTATGGCTGGAACTATGATTACGTTCCATGCTACGGGAATAACACGTCGTTCCTGTATCAAGGCTTCCGGGCATCCAAGACCCTTGTCCAGTTCCGTTGGCAGACGCAGACCAATGGAACGATGCGAGTCCGTAACATCAAATCCGGCGAGTACCACGACATCGCCACCGCTGGCAATCCTGACAGTTTCAAAGCCAAGGTGTACTGGCTCAATTGGTACGCTGGGCTGCGTTACGAGTGGGAGCTAGAGTGGCACTGGTCCGGGTTGGTATGTGGAGTTTACTTCTGGGCTGGATGATAACAAAGAGAGAGGCCCCGCCTTCGCGGGGCCTCTTATCTTACTTATCCACCTTTAATGTGAAAGAAAAAACTTACTATTAGTCCAATGATAGCGACAGCGGCGATAATATAACCAACGTACGCGCTGGAGTCAAGACGGCGGTCAAACCTCTGGGCTCGTTCACCGGCTACATAGCCGGTTGGCACACCCTGATCAATACTCTTGTTGATCGCAGCAAGCTGCTGATCCACTGACTTAGCTCGCTCCCCGGCTTGGCTTCTAAGAGCAGCGATCTCAGTCTTGAACTGCTCCGACGTAACTGCCTGCAATTCCTTCGCAGCGGAAAAAGCTTCCTTTAGTGCGTTCTGGGAATTCTGCATGTCGGACATGTATTGATTCTTTGACGCTATCGCTGCGTCCTTAGCACGAGCATCCCGATCAAGAAAACGCTGAGCGATACCGTTAAACTTCTCGTTGATAATGTCTATCTGGGAAGACACCAACTGATCATGGTGGATCTTATTGTCATCAATATTGCGGTGAATCTCACCAATACGAACATCAACCAGACCCATGGCTGCATCTAGGTCGCGCCGGGACTGTATCGTCTGCCGCTCAGACGCTTCCTCGGTGCGCTGAGTTGGATCAGGGACCGGGATATTGGAGCGCTGCTGATATGAACTACCCCGAAACGGAATATTCTCCTCGCCGTTCACTTCCTCTTAGCCTTTCCCGCTACACTGAGAGCTATCGCTACCGCCTGTTTCTGCGGGCGACCAGCTACCTTCTCAGTCTTGATGTTCTTGCTAATCACCTTCTTAGAGCTTCCCCTTTTTAGAGGCATCGGTTCTCCCTCGCAGCAACTATTCTTAAAATGACAATGAGGACATAGCCACCGCGAAGCGGTAGGTTCAAATAACTGTTCACAATTAGCACAGTCGATCACGAAACAACCCGTAATGTACCAAGGAAGTAAGTGTTAGGTGGTTGCAGGGTATTCACGTACACATCGTAGATGGTTCCAATCACCACATTCCTAGGTATTGAATTTATGTTCAAAGCATCCCAAGCTCGCTGGGTGAAGAAGTGAGTTCTGTTACTATCCTGCGTAAGTGTCCGCACGAACGGGGCGTCCGGACCCAGCACATAGACAGTCATCACCGTGTTAAGCGGGTTACCACTGTCTAGCTGATCATTTATAGAGACGGTGTCGGAAAGAGCTAGCGTGACGACGATAGACAGATTATCCGCCACGGATACAACATCCGTCAACGTCGGATTACCGCCAGTAAATACGCTGAGCAGATCGACAATACTGACAGTGTCTGTAAGTGGCACCGCTGCCGTGATGCTGATTGCATCGGAGGCGTGAGCGGTATCGGTTAGCGGTACCGCAGCGGCCACAGACAGGGCGTCTACCGCGCTGGCCACATCCGTAAGGCTGATGGCAGCAGCGACGCTCAGGGAGTCAGCTGCACTTACGATATCCGTCAGAGCAGCTGAAACGGCAATTGAAATCGAGTCAGCGACACCTACGGTGTCGGCCAAAGATATCGGCGTGGTGCTGATAGGCCCGAGGTAGCCGGTGTCGCTCAGCCCGATGTCGTCCATCCAGTACGGACCAGCGTTGGCAATATTCAGGCCGATGCCGAACCGAACCTTATCCGGCACTCCGGTCATCGCTTGGGTTGCGGCCGACGTCTGCGTGTCATCCGGCGTACCGGGCGAGTCCGGCGTGTACCAGATCTTGTATTCCCACTGGCCCACCGAGGCGTCGCCAGTGACGAAACCCTCTAGCCTGACCCACTGATTCAGCGGAATGGCAGCCGAGGTGAACACCGTAGTGCCAGCGGCCCTAGTGAAAGCCAGCGCGCCAGCGGCCGTGAAGAGGATGTTGCCGATATTGGTCGAGCCCTGCAGGACGTTTAGGACCCGATACTGCGCGGCGGGGAGGGCGGTGAAATAAAGGTAAGCGCGGAACCACCGAGTCGCCGGGTTTGGGAACGACGCACTCCACTCTAGATACGACGTCGTAGAAGTCGCAGCGGTCGCGATCTTGGCGGACAGGGTGCCGTGCGCGGCTTGGGTGTTGTCGAACGCGGTAGTCGCACCCGTGCCGGTAGACACGTTGTCGAAAGCATCATCTGGAGCAGTGCCAGAGTTACCGGTGGTGATGGTCGTACCGTTGCTGCCGCCCTCGAAGCTATTTTTCAGTGGCGACTTGGTACGGGTAAGAGCATCTGCCGACGCAACTGTATCCGTAAGTGCAACCGTTGCCGAAACGGTCAGCGCATCAACACTGGCGACTGTGTCGCTAAGATTTCTGGATATCTGAGCCGGTTGGGTTTGGTACAGCACCTGACGGTGCTTAAACTTACGTCTCCACACCTTGCCGGGTCTAGCCGAAGGCTGTGGACCGGCTGTAGCCGCCTTAAACGCGGCAGACATGATGCCAGACGCAAGGCTACCACCGGTCACCGTGAATGTGGTTGCGATACTACCGGCTGATGTCTGTATCTGATCCTCAGCGGCGAAGTCAGACACCGTCGAATCGTTACCGATGAACGAGTACCCAGCCCCGGCAGTTGCCGGACTGGTTGCATTACGGTAGATTAGCGCAGATACGATTAGATCACCGGCAGCGGTGGTGATCATCGCAGTATCGGTGGGGTTGGTTACCGGCGCAGTACTCAGCCCGGTCGTGTTCTTATCAAGCACAGCCGCTATAGCTGCACCAGAATACTCAACGATATGTATTGACCGTAAGCTATTATTCTGACTAAAAGTGGCGGTGACTGTAGTAGCCCCACCAGGAGCGTTCACACAGTAGCCTATGGCGAAGCGGGCAGCCGCTCCAGCTTCCGTGAACGTTGCGATAGTCACCCAAGTAGGTGCGCCGGTCGAAGAGAATGTGATCGACGGAGTGTTGGTAGTGTCTACCGAAGCAAACGCAACGAGAAGGTTACCAGCCGTGACGTTAGAACCGAAAGCAACTGCAATAGAAGTACCGTTCGCCGCGTTAGAAACCGAGACTGGAGCTTGTGCGCGGGCAATGGGCATCAGCCCCTCCTCTCAAAAGGGGAGGGATTAATTCACGCAGTAGACGTTGAAGTTAGTTAGGGTAATCGTCGGTGCGTTAGTCACCGCGTCCCAGGTATTAAATACTTCCAAATAGTAGGGCGTCGTCGTGGTGAACGCAACCGCTGTCTGTGGTGTTCCGATTAGGAACCTGGACGCATTGCCAGCCCCGGCTGTGCCAATGGTACCGGTAGCAGCGTTGTTGGCTTGACCATACTCAACCCAACCGATAACATTCAGAAGTCCACCCGATGCGGCAGCGCCTTGCTGGGTTAAGGTGGCTAGAAGCTCGAAATCAAAACCCCACGTCACGGTAGTTATCGGCGTGGTAAGCGTGCCGGTTTTACCCAGCGTAAGGCCTAGCGTCCCCGCTGCAGTGTCCATCCCGACCGTAAAAGCCGTGGTACGTGCTGCTGTTGGGGTAGACCACGAGCCGCCGCCTTTGAGTATTAGCGCCTTACCTGGCCTCGTACCCTCCTGTGGGTTGAAGAAGCCACCGGGCAGCAGGAAAGGTGGGTTCGCTGCCGTAGCCCCAGACATGGCGGTGATTGCGGCAGCAGTCACCGCTGAACCCGACGCTGGCATCGAATAAATGCATTCAGCCTGAGTGCCGGTGAGAAAACTCATTTACCTATCTCCTTATTGCGGACCAATTGTTACGCCCGCTGCAATCCGAGAGCTTTCCCAGGCGTCACGTGCTTGCTGTTCGGTGGTCGAGACCAGCACACTGCCCGTGCAGTTGGCCGACTGATAGCACGGGTACTGGGTGGCGTCGGTGGTCGAGCGGTGCCAGTTGTAGCTATTGCCGGTCGCCGTGCACGTAGCGCTGATCGAGCCGCTCGGATTCCACATCTCCTGCGCATTACCAAACGCCGACGCCTGCTCGGCGCCGTCGTTCACAAGTAGGTTGTCGTAAATGTGGGTGTCCACCACGCCGGCCGCGCTAACGCCCGAGACGCCGTAGTTGGTCGTCGAGACCACGGTGTTGTTATGCACGTTGGCGTTGTGGTCGTTCGCATCGCCAACGTTGATGCCACCGCCCGTGAACTGAGTATCGTTCGTGCCGCCCGGTGGGTAGGCACCGTCGATCAGGTTGTTGCGGATGTCGGCCTTGTGCGTGGTGTCGGTGCCGCCAGAGTTCCAGAAATTGATGTTGTCGCCGTCCTCGCTGGACTGGCCGTAGACATTCGTCACCTTGTTCCAGGCCGCCTCGATCACGGCCGAGCGGACTTGGCTCAGTTGAAAGAACGCGACGCAGCAACCGAAGTTCGCGGTCTCGTGCGGAT